AGAAAAAGACAGAAAATTTAAAATCAAAAAACAGATATATCAACTTACCAGTTATGATTAGATTGGATTTACAAAACTTCACTTTTGATTTGGAACTTTCATAAGGAAAACTTATGCTACCAAAAATGACTCAAACAAAAAGAACTTATAGAAAAATAAATTGGCATGCCGCAAATACCCTAGCGGTATTGGCATTGGCCGACCGAGGATTCTCATGGAAGTGTATTTCTCGAAAAACAAGAATTGATTACTTTACTGTAGTATCAATTCTGAAACGTCGAGGTAAAAAGGTTACTGATTACCGGGAAGGAAGAAATAAAGTTGCCTATCGAATTTTGAGTAAATTCTAGCAGCAACAACCTACTTATTTCTATAACTCCTTTAATAGCAAGGACTTATATCAATTATCATATCATTTGTAAAGAATAGTAGCTTCATAACTTCTTTATTATCAATGATTTATGAGAATATCTTCTAAAAACGCTCAGAATCACTCAGGATTGAATATCGTAATGACTGAATTCCCTAGGTCAATTTCTCAAAACAAATTGAAAATAGACGGCAGTCTATCAGAAATCGAACGGTTAAAATAGGCCTCTTAGGATAAAGAATGAGCATTCCAGGCGGATGAATCCCACAGTGGGTAGGAAGGGAACCTGGAATGCTCAATTTTTTACTTCATTATAACAACTTCAAATTGCTTGCTAGTTATATCCAAATTATGATGACTTCTGGCAAAACTAATCCCGCTCTCCTTAATCTCATTATATACATATTGATTAGTATATAACAAATGAATGGCATTCATTACCTCCTCCGAAATTCTTTTTACAAAAAGAACGTTTTTTCTATCCTCTAAATTTTCACCATGAAATCCTACCTTAGTACAAACTACCGGAACTCCGCATGCCAAAGCTTCCATTATCACAGAAGAGCACCCCTCATTTATACTTAACAAAACCAAACAACTAATCTTATTATAAAATTGACTAACAATATTTTCTCTCTTTACGAAGGTGTTTCCAATACCCACACATAATGAATCCATAAAGGTATCTTCAGAAATTAGTTTACTTACTGCATTTTTATAAATTGGATATCCTTTATAATCTCCTCCATCGCTCACATTTCCAGAAAAACCAATTACAAATTTATCTAGTTGTTTATTTTCACACTTAAAATGATTTAAATCTAAACCTTCAGGAATAAGAAAAGAATTTTTATTATATTTAAGAGAAAATTCATGCAATGCCTTATTAGCACAAACCACCCCTCCTACTCTTTGTATCAAATCCTTATTCAAGACGCTCAACATTCTGTGACTATTGAAGGTTAAGATTATTTTAGAATAATCATCTATATGCTTACATACAGAAATATTAGGAGGAAACATAATAACCACTTTATCATATTGGGAGGTATCAACCTTAGGAAAGGTATTCCCATAAATATAATTATGGCTATGCTCCTTTAATTTACCAGATATAGACTTTGCATTTATATCATAAGCCCAATTTGGCACATCTATAATCCATAATATTTTTATATTTAGTATTCTTTAATTATAGGACAATCGGTTGCTCTTTTATTGGCGTACTCGAATATGTTAGTTATATCATTTCGTCGCGGGGCTGTAGAAGAACCAACTCTCCTGATATATAGCACTTCTTTACAAATTCTACCTTTGTAATATTTCTGCATCCTTCTTATGTAATTATAAGACTCACAATTGAAACTATCTTTATCGTAGTATCCTATTCTGTTGCTTGCTTCTTTAGTATAAATAACCGAAGCATCAATCATACATAATTCTTTTGGATAGACAGTAAGCAAATCCTTATCATCGCTTTTACAATGCAAATCAACAAAACCAATAATATCATTACCATTTATATCTATTGATTTACCCCAACAACCAACGAATCCAATACCTTCCCGGAATAATTTTAATTGCTTTTCAAATCTTAAAGGACTACTTATATCATCACCATCCATACGAGCAATGTAAATACCTTTGGCAATATCCAAACATTGATTTAATCTGTAAGTTAGTCCTTTGTTTTCTTTTTCACTTATAAAAATAATTCTCGAATCTAATCTAGCATAAAATTGAACCTTACTAGCTATGGGTTCAGTAGAACCATCATCAATAATTATAAATTCAAAGTTTGCTTCAGATTGATTCAAGATACTTTGGATAGATAATCCTATGTACTTATAGCAATTATATACTGGCATTATCACAGATATTTTAGGATTACTATCTGACATAATATTTAATGGACTGTCTCAATACTAGTTTTTCGTTGTGACTAATCTCTTTACTACCAACTTGAGGAATTCCAATTGCAATCCCGCTCAGGTACTGAATGTTTTCATCTTTTATTCCCGCAGAAATTAAAAACTCCTGATAACTTGATTGCAAGTAGGAAAGCCAACAACAAGCCAAACCCATAGACTCACAATACAATAACATATTTTCTATGGATGCCGCTATATCTTGGTACTTCAATACCTCCCAATCTTTATTACCTCTATTATAGTTAATAGTCCCTTTAACTCCAAAATCATATCCAACTAAAATAATAAGTGGCGGACAATCTTTCTTATATTTGTGAAATTCATAAAATTTATTTAAGGTAGTAATGTCAGTTATTGGTTTGAATCTAATACATTGTGCATTAGCTCCACTAGGAGCATCAACCCCAGTCTGTATAATATCGTTAATTACATTACCGGGAATTTTAGTACTCTTCCATTTTCTAATAGTCCGCCTACTTCTTATTGTTTCCTGTACTGAATTTATTCCGCCTAAATCTAATTTGTTATTACTTATGATAGAAGAAATTATTCTGGTATATATGGAAAAAGCCTTTGACTTATCATAATAAAAAGGTTCTGGTATTCTATCCAGATATTTATCAAAAGCTTCTACAGAGGTATATACTTCTAATTTGGTGCTAAACTGCTTATGCCAATAAATACAGCTAGTCACTTTATGGTCGATAGTGGGTAAAGCTAAACAAGGGGTTCCGGTAATAGCTGAAAAAATTGTGCCATGAAATCTATCCGTAACCACGCATTTGTATTTAGAAATATTATCTAAATACTCAGGAAATTTCACATCCATATTTGCAACCGGTTTTCTATTAACATCAGAACGTTGCTCAGTATCAACAATATCAACCTCAAAACCTTTTGATTTTATTATCTTAATTAAATCTGCTTTTTTGGTTTTAAGAAAATCCTCTTTGTCATTTCTAAATATACATAAAATTTTATTGCGTTGGTGGTTTGAATGATGTGAAAAAGCAAATACCGGGTCTGGCATTTGGAATACATTACAATCAGGAAAATAATTTCTTGCTAATAGGTAACTTTCCGGGTCACGAGTACTTAAATACAAATTAGAATGACTTTTATAAGCATCATAGCTTTCTTTAATTTCATTGGGATTGTCAAAATGAACTGATTGAGGAAAGGAAACTATGATATTATTTTTACATTCCCTGATTATCTTCCTTCTTAATTGTTCCCCTCTAGGCCATAAATCACCTAGATACCCACCACTTCCCAAGAAAATATAATCATCAGGCTTTACCTGTTTTAATCCATTTTCAGTTTCAGGAAGTTGAAAGGATAAAATACTATTTCCAAAAAACAGGGATAAAATATTTTTTATTACCCATGCTTGAGCATTATCACCCATATTATCGTGATGCGGAGTTAAAAATTGTATAGCTCTTTTAACCATATTATCCTTTTGGTTTATCAGGATTTAATAAGGGACATAAAATATCTCGAAAAACTTCTTTCCGCCTCTCTACCAATTTTGGAGAAGCCGGCCATATCAATCTTATTTCAGGAGAACCGGCAGGAATATTTCCATACCGCAACCAATTCTTTCCACTTTTTGGTCGGATTAGTAAAAGATTATTTCTATGAGCTAAAATAGATAACCACAAATCCCTTGAATATAAATCAGGAAAATCCTTTATGGAAGGTTTCATAAAATCAGTATGAAATAAGGAACAACCTCCACCACATATATCTACCGGGGTATCTACCTTTACTTCAATATCAAAAAGAAACCCATGCCTTCCATTATAATAATCAGCAAAAGGACGACAAGCAATTTCACCATACATAGATAGTAATGCTTTGCATTCATATTTTTTTATAGTATCTATCATGGTTGAGGTATAATTCAAAGGATAAAGAATATCATCATCACATACAAAAACAAAACCCTCAACACCTTCCATCATCAGCCAAACTGCGCTCGAAGTAAAATTATCAGGAGTATTTAGTAAAGGAAGAATTTTAGGAAAATTGGCAATCCAAGAAGGAATTCCTTTGTAGTTATTGAATACTATTCTAATTTCATCTACTTGCTGGTATAAAAGTGGTATTATTCTTTTGAGAAGCATTTCCCTTTGAGGAATGGTAGCCATCAAAATATATTTTTTATTTTCCATTATTTACCCATATACTTTTGATAAAAAGGAGTAAATTCATTCTTCCAATATTCTAATATTCCAAATCGGTCAGGAACTTCATCATAAATATCTTTATTGGGATTTCGCATCCGTTGAATATAGTCAGAACGACCAGAACTTCCTTCTCCAAGAAAATGGGCATGTCCTTGAAATTTTCTTTGTAGTTCTAATTCATTAAATCGAACTCCAGTCATGTGGTGCATACAAATAATATTAGAAGGAATCACAATAAAGTTACTGGTTTCTATGGTGCGGCTTAAATCCAATAATTGAGGAAAATGCCAAGGTTGCATTATATGATTAGATTTTTGAATAAAGGGAACGTGGAGTTTTGCCACTGTTCTTTCCCTGTAACAAGGAGTCCCAACATAATTCCATAAATTAGAAATAGAAAAAGAATACTTACTAACAAAATTCATAGCATTTGCAAAATTTTCCTTTTCCCAAAATTCATCACAATCCATATTCAATAAATGTGAGCAACCTTTTTCTACCAATACCCGTCTTGCAATTTCATACTTTTCCCTTTGCATTTTTTGCATTTGGATAGGAACTTTAGTTGGAGTTATATGATGCTCTACTAATCTGTCAATTAGTTTTTCTTCAAGTAATTGCTGTAACAAAGGTAAGTAATAATCAGGAGCAGGGTCCCCATTAAAAGAGGTTTTGTTAAAAACTCCTACAATATGATAAGCAAATTTACGAACTTGTAATAATGCGGGTTTTAATAATTCCACACTACTAAAGATATTTAATCCAATTCCCAGTTTCAAATTCAACCTCAAAAGTCATAGTTCTGAATAATTTGTAATCACTTCGTTTCTGCCACTTTTTAATTAACCACTTTACAGATAAATCAAAAGCCCTATCATTTTTTCCTTTTGGTGATAAATGATTTAATGAAGAATCAATAACATAATTTTTCAATCCCTTTTCATGCGCACTTAAACATATATCTGCCCCGTAGATGTGAAAATATTTTAAACCCTCATCAAATTGTAAATGATAATTATCAAAGGTAGTTTTAGATATTATCAAACAATGCTCATCCAAAGATATTGCTTCGACAGGAAGATTTTTAGCAAGACCCACCCTGAGGATTGGATGAGGATTATATATTCTCCCCGCCGCTTTCAAATTTAAATCTCTTCCAAAGGTACCTATCACTCCAAAAGGTTTTGGAATTTTATTTAATTGACTTTCAAGAATAGAAATCCAATTATGAGGAAAGAAAACATCTTGGTGGCAAATAATGATTAAATCATTAGTAGCAAGTTTAACTCCCTGATTTATTCCTTTGCATGATTCAGTAGAAGTTATAGGAATAAATTCGGGATATATATCAGGAATTCCACGTAAAGATTTTACTACCATTTCCTGGTATAATTTTTCATCATTTACCAAAGTCACTACACTAATATTCATAATCACTCAAAATAAGGAGTATAAAGATTAAAATCATTCCCAACTACCGATTTGAAAAAGGATAAATCATTATCCTTCCTCATACCATTTTTTAACTGTCTCCGATTAGAATCATAAGTAACTCCAATCCTTCCTGGTAATTGTTTAATACCTAAAACCATTATTTTTTCAGAACGATACAAATGATGTTTTAATTGTAATTGTCTTCTACCTTTTCTCCATAAATCCAAATCAACAAAAGGCCAATCCAACCTCACTTGATTAAAAAAAGGAAAAGCCTTTTTAGCAAATCCAGTCGAGCACAAAGAAGAATGTACCACATTACAATGAGTAAACCATTCTTTATCTTTTACAAAGTAATAAGTATTATGGGTCAGCCCAACCAAATCATACTGGTCTAATAAATTACTTGTTTTCTCTAAATATTCTTTATCATACCAATCATCATCTTCAATAATAATGACCTTGTCTGTTTTAACTTTATTGATTGCTTTTTGTAATTGAATGGGAAGGGTATGGTCGGGCTCACCTGGATTCCTTTCTCTTTTAATAAATTCAATATTAGCATCAAGAGGTAATTTTAGACTTTCCCCCAAACCATCATCAATAATTATCCATTGAGCTGGTTTAATGGTTTGCTTGGCCATCATGGCATAACAAATAGTTAAGGGACCGGGTCTATCGCCCGTAGGAGTTATTACTGTAAAATTAGTCGGCATCAGCTAAAAGTCCTAAAGCAGTAAGTTTGGTTTCTAATTCATTTACTCTAGTTTGAAGATTAACAATCACTTTCAAAACACTATTCCCTTCATCTTTAGTAACAAATCCAAATCCTCCTGAATCGGTTAAATCCTGAATAGCATAATCAGGGGTGCTAGGCTCCGTAAAGGTTATAGTGGTCAGTTCATCAGTTAATTCAGTTTGAGGAGTTAAATCAATCAATTCCCCGCCTGTAGTTGCTACAGGAATTTTACCACTGGTAAGTGGCGTTCCTGAATGTAACACCACATCGTCTAGGGTCGTTATAACTCCATTCAATACTGCTCCCCAATTATTAGAAGTATCATCTAATAAGGGAAAATTTAGATTTGTTGTATATGAAATTGTCATTTCTACCTCTTATACTTGAGTTACGGTTATGGAAGCTTCTTTTGTTGATTTATATGAAGTTTTTGGAATTACTTTTATTACCGCTGAATCAAATCCACCTAAATCAGTTGCTTTGGTAATGGTAGTATAAGTTGCCGTAGCTGCTACTGACCTCTCACTGATAAAGGTTCCATCAGTTTGTTCAAATACCAAATCAATCCCTTGTAAATTTGAATCAGCCACATAATTACCATAAGTAACTCCATTACCTCCTACCAATTCACTTTCATCGTCTCCATATTCCCATATAGGATAATCTACATTCAGGTCAAATCCACCTTGATTAAATCCCGTTCCTTTTTGTCCTGGCAAATTCCAATATAAAGTAAAAGAAGCCCCACTATAAGTAACTCCTCCTCCATCTAATTCATCTGGAGTTAATCTTATTAAAGAAACTCCTCCCGGTCTGGCATACTCTCCGGTAATCTGAACTTCGTAAGGGTCTACCTCTGATAATAATTGTGATTGTTCGGCATAATAAGAAATAACTTTGAAGTATAAAGTTTTACCAATATCACTAGGTTGAATAGCATAGGAGAAATTACTTTTAAGAGTCTTAAAAGAATATTCGCCCGAAACATCAATACCATGAGCAACTGCTTCCGTTCCAAATAATCCTCTAATTAGATTTGAAACTTCCCATATTCCTGGGGTTGCTGTTTCAACACAATCTCTATAAGCAATTATTTCATCTTCAATTTTTGCAAGTACCCTATTATTAAAAAATTCATCATCGGTAATGTCAGTTCTTAAATCGGTTAAAGTTCCAATATTTACTTGGAAGGATTCATCAGGAGCATGAGTTACTGAAGGATGAGCAGGAAGAGCAGATATTAAAGAACCTTGACTATTAGCATCACCATCAGTTATTCCAGAAATCCCACACATACCTAAAACTTCATAAGTATAATTATCATAGGAAAGATAAACCCACCAACCATTGGTATAGGTGCTGGTAGGAGTTATGTTCAAATAAATCCTAGCATTTTCATAATCTTCCCGAAACTCAACTAAACCATCATCTAAAACAGGAGTGGTATCTGGAGTATGTTCACTGCTTTGTTTTCCAAATAATACATTTGGATAGGTAATTTCTTCTATGGCTTCTATGGATAATTGCAGTCCAGTTAAATGCTCTTGTACTCCAATAACTCTTACCTTTTTATCTATAACCCTTATTCCATCATTCAAGGTAAGAACATCATTTATTTCATACAACGAATTCTTAAATGAAATATTGAAAGCATAATAATGAATCCTATAAAGTGATTCTGCCAGAAGTCGGTAGGCCATCGTCTGTGCTAATTCACCATTAGTTATTCCATCTAGTCTAACCGAATTTTTCCTTTGAATAGCACTAATTCTTTTATCAACTACATCGGAAGCCGGTGCTACAGAAGAAGCATAATCATTATCTCGGTCCGTCCAATTTACTTCTATCCTATTGTATGACTCCTTGTATTTTCTTTTACTTACCACAATTGGTCGAGCATCACTTTTATCAGGAAGAACAAAATCATCTTTTGTTAAGGTAGCTATTGAATCTTGCTCACGAAATATTCCCAAACAAAGCTTTCCATTGGACCGGTATCGAAAAGCATTAAAGTGAGAACAAATATAATCAATCCAATCCCAAAACGGTTTTTGCTCCTTGAAGTAAAAACTACCTCTTAAATTATTAGCCTCACAATAAGCTAAAGCAGTAGCAAAATTATCTTCATCAATTTCTACTTCCGGCAAAGTGGTGGTAATGGCTTCTTCTATTATTTTAGAAAAGGAAATATCTTCTGCTTCGCCTAAAACAGGGCTTGTTCTGGGGTAATTGATTATACTTACAAGTGAATCGAGCGGACCTCCAATTTGCTTCAAATATACAAACTCTAAAGAAAACCCCGTTAAGACATCTCCCACAATCTGATAAACCATCATATTACAATCTAGTACCGCATTATGACTCCCAACGATGGCTATTCTACCTAATATATCAAATATCATCATCGCTGGAGCAGGTGAGGCATATAACCAACCATCTAATGTTATATCATCCACCACTAAAAAATTATCACCATCCACCAACAATAAATGATAAGGATTGCCGCTGGGAGAATTGAAAGCTAATATAGCAATCCAATAACCATCCTCATCTTCTTTTCTTCGCATTGCTATTTTTGAAATATATGTAAACCCAGGAATTAAACCAGATATCGGAACTTGACTAACATCCGCTCTGTTCCATCTCCAAATATTCTTACTGGAAGCAATATTCCCAGCAGAAAAAATAAAGTTATCTATACAAATAACATCGCCTAAGGCGTGCCCCCCCGAACCATAACAATAATCTGAAGTCATCACTCCAGTTTCAGTATCATATCTTCGGATACCAGAATAAGCACCAGACTGCGGACCTTTGCCCCATAATTGTCCGTCCTTATCTAAAGTCAATTTTGATACCCTATCTGCCGACAAATTTCTCCAGATATAGTTGCTTTCTCTTATATCAAATTTCCATAGGCCATCATCGCCGCCGCCAGCCCCATAATAAAGAATATTTGGATTGTATAAATCAAATACCGCATCGCCCTTAGAAGTACCATCCACTTGATATTGTTGTAATAGATTATAATCTTTATCATGTACATATATATTATAACCAACAGCCGGAAGGCTCACAAAGACGCCATTAAAATTCCTATCTACCGCCCTAGTAAAATTAACAGCAGTTATTTCATATAAAGAATTTCCATCTAAAGTTAGTCCCCAATCCGAAGTCCCAGCAACTATATAATCAGGGAATAAAATTATGCTTCTACCTACCTCAAAAACAAAATTAGGTATTGTTTGAGTATTTCCTAAATAATAATTATCAAAAAAAGCACACGCCAACTTCTTATATGTAGTATATTCCTCACCAGTTAATTCAGGTATTCCCGTATTATCTTCACCATCAAACCAAGTAAATTTAGTTATATCAATTTCATCTTTACCAGCCCAAGCCCTTGCTACATCGGTGGTTCCCATACATACGCCAATTAAAAAGGAACGATAGTATCTTACTTCATAAGAAGTCTGTTCAGAACCAGGACCACCTTTGCCCACTGAATGCTCAATTACCTGACTAGTTAAAGGACCCATCCATATTATATTTCCCGCTACTCTCCGAGTACCACTCACCTCAGGAATAGGAGTACCCTTTTCTGCAGTTTGAACGGGATAATCACCCCAAGAAGGATATTGTCCTTTTTGCTTTTCAGGAAATATCATACTGCCGACTACTGTTCCTCCGAGAAAACCAAGGGAGAAACCCACAGGACCCATTAAAGCAAATCCTGCTATTCCTAATCCTAATGATATTCCTAATTTACCCCAAGAACTCATTTTACATTCCTTAATTTATTTTCGTCAATTCGATATACCCCTG